GTCATTGTAAAACGGTTGCCGTTTGCACTGATGTAGTTACTGGATTGAGATGCCACGGTATATCTTTTTAGTTATTTAGAACAAAATTTTGATAAGGAATTGTCTTTAACTCATCTACCTCTATTGGATGAGCATAATATAACTGTCCTACTACTTCTAGGAAGGTATAGTTTCTCATGCGTCCCCAATGAGCATTAAAACCTTTGAATCCACCTGGCATGTATTCTGTTACAGCAACCAGTGGATTAGTATCATAGGTAATGTTAGGAGTCTTTGCTTTGTAGATAAAGGTGTACCAGTTTCCTAAGTCTGGTACTGGTGTTACTGTATCACCTAAGGCTTGGATAACCTCTAGCATTAAATCGTCAGCATCCTCTGTACCTACTAGGTTTTTTATTAGAGGTGTTACTCTATTTCTATGTGGTTTTTGTAGTAGTAAACTGTCCGTCATACACCTAGTTCTTTCTCAGTGACTACCTTGAAGGTGAGTTGCCTATCTTCACAGAACGATTGCGCTGCCTTCCACTTCGCTTGGTTCTTTGCATACTCTGTTACCTCACGGATGTAAGTTTTCTTTTGCTTACGTCCTTTCACAGGAGGAGAGCATTGTCTTTTGGGTTTAACCTCAATCACATACCTTTCAACTTTACCATTACTTTCTTTAACTTTCATGTAGAAGTCTGGGAAGTATCGATGTATCCTATTGTCAAGGGGTGAACGATAAGGGATAAAGAATTCTTCACTACTCCACTCCATAATATTTACATTTCTATCACACCATTTCATAAATTTTAGTTCCCAAAGGGATCTATAGATGATGTTTCTTACGTCTCCTTTGTACTTGTTTGGTTTCGTTGGTATAAATCTACCTTTATAGGTCATACATAGTATATAGAAACACCATATCGTATTTAGATGGCAGGGAACATACCTGGTACTAAGTATAGTACAAGTAAATTTCTGAATAAGTTTGGGAACCTGGCACAGAGTAGTCAGTACAGATCTCATATTGGATTCACACAGAATCTTTATAATGCATTGGTTGCTAATGATGTACCAAGACTTTTGTTAAGTGAATCTGGTATGCTTTGTAAAGCAACCTCACTACCTGGTTCATCAATATCAACACATGATGTAAGAGATTTCTATGGTGTTGTGCAGAAGAGCGCATACATGCGTCAGTTTGATAACACTATTGACTTGACATTTTATATTGATTCTGATTATCAGATACTTTATATGTTTGAGGCATGGATGGAGTATGTGATGCCGTTGATGGGTAAGAATCCTAAAGGTACTGCTTATTATGTTGCTAACTATCCTGATAGTTATCGCTCTCAATTATATCTTTATAAGTTTAATAAAGATATGGATGCTTCTTGGGGTACTGTAGGTCCTTTCAATCCAAGAGGTTCTATTGTTTATACCTTCCTTAATATTTTTCCTGTTAATATATCATCTACTACAGTTTCATATGATCCCTCTCAGAACCTTGAGTTTACAGTAACGTTCTCTTACGAGAGATATATTACTGATAAGACTGGCGTTAGAGATCCTGGTAACATGGGAGCAGATAGTTTCTTTGGTAATTCTATACCAATTCTATCTTCACCACCAGATAATCCTTCTAGTAGCATCAGACATCCTAAAGATAAAGAAACTAAGGGTGGTACTAGATGGATAGGAGTCAATTCTACATGGGTTAATAGAGATGGGCAAGTGATTGCACCTAGAGAAGGTAGTGAAGTAAATCAGGAGACTGGAGAACCTGGGCAAGGTAATCAAGCACTTAAGGATGTTCCTAGAACTGATTTAAGTACACAACGTATAAGGAATCAGCAACAGACTAGTTCTAATACCTTATCCGGTAATGTTAAGAGTTCAATTGCAGAAGGTTTAGCATAACCCGCTAAATAAAAACACAATATTATATTTGTAATGCCTTTACCGAAGATTAGTACGCCGAGTTATGAACTTGAGTTGCCATCAACTGGAGAAACAATAACTTACAGACCTTTCCTAGTTAGAGAAGAGAAACTTCTTGTCCTTGCTATGGAGAGTGAGAATCAAAAGGATATATCGAGAGCGATTAAAGAAGTTCTTAAAGCATGTATCAAATCAAAAGTTAAAGTAGAATCACTTCCTACATTTGATATAGAATATTTGTTCCTTAACATTAGAGGTAAGTCTGTTGGTGAGGAAGTAGAAGTTACTGTCACCTGTCCTGATGATGAGAAGACTGAAGTTGATATAACTATTCCTATTGATGAGATAAAAATTCAGAAGTCTAAGGATCATGAGGATACTATTCCTTTAGATGGAACCTTAACAATGAAGATGAAGTATCCTTCATTGGATCAATTCATTCAGACTAACTTTGATTTGAGTGGTAGTAAGGGAACTCAGTTAGAACAATCTTTTGATTTGATTTCTCAATGTATTGATACTATATACAGTGAAGAAGAAGCATGGACTGCTTCTGAGTTTAGTAAGAAAGAATTGAGTGAATTTCTAGAGCAGTTGAACTCATCACAGTTCCAATCGATTGAAAGATTCTTTGAGACTATGCCTAAACTTTCTTATGATGTGGCGATAACTAATCCAAAGACTAAGAAGAAAAGTACTGTCACCTTGGAGGGACTAGCGTCTTTTTTCGGGTAGCAATGTCTCATATGAATCTTGAGGCATACTTTAAGATTAACTTTTCCTTGATGCAGTACCATAAATACAGCTTAACGGAGATAGAAAACATGATCCCTTGGGAACGTGATGTCTACGTTGAACTCCTCAAACAACACCTAGAGGAAGAGAGGGAAAAGCAAAAACAAGATGGCACTTAACAGCAACAAATTTTTTGACTCTATAAAGCAGGATGTTACTGTCGGTGGGACTTTGTTTGGTCGGAGATTAACTAAGGAAGAAAGAATAGAGGGACATAAAACTAAAGATCCTATTAAGTTCAAGTCTTTTGTTACGAGGGTACTTAATAAGAAGGGAGGTAATGGTGGTAGTGATATAACTGGTAGGACATTGGCACCTGTTCCTAGTCAAAGGTTATTACCTGGTGCTATGGAAGGAGATGAACCCATCCCAGCAGGATTGGATAGTCTTTTAGAAGAGATTAGAGGTGAAGGTAAGAAGAAAAGGAAGAAGTCTTTACTTGATTGGGTAAAGCAAATTAATACTAGGGTAGGTGGTATCATTACTATCTTAACCAAACAATCTAATATTGATAAGGATAATGCTGATAAAGAAAGACAGGAATTAGAGAAGGATGCTAGAGCAGATAGAGAGTCTGGTAGAGAAGGTAAACCGAAGATGGGACTACCTGGACCGGTTAAGGCAATGCTTAAACCAGTTTCAGGTTTATGGGAAAATATTCTTAAAACTATAGGTATTCTTTTTAAAGGGTGGGCTCTTAATAATTTCTTGAAGTGGTTAGGTGATCCAAAAAATGCTGAAAATGTTAAAGCATTTACAGATTTAATAGTTAGGAATATACCTAATGCATTAAAGGCGATAGGTGTTATAGTAGGTGCAGGTTTAATTACTAAACTTATTACATTTACTGCTGGTATTATTGCTGGTTCTTTGAGGATGGTTAATGCGTTGTTTACTCTTGGTAAGACTATCTTTAAGTTTGGTAAGAATATGCTAAGCTTTACTGGTGGTAAACAGATGGCACAGTTTTTTGGGATGATGCCTGGTGCTAATGCTGCTTTTGAGATGCAACAAAAAGAAATAGAGAAATCTCTTAGTGATACATCCTTGGCGAATGTGAAGGAGTCTATTCGTAGTATGGATGTGATTACTGGGGATGAAGTAGAAGGTGTTATTGAAGAGAAGTTATCAGAAAGAGAGAATTTTAATGAGGGTGGTGTAGTACCAGGTTCAGGTAATAGTGATACAGTTCCTGCTATGCTTACACCTGGTGAGTTTGTTATGAGTGCTGGTGCTGTTAATGAATGGGGTTTAGGTACTCTTGCTAATATGAATGCTGTGGGTGGTGGTAATAATTCACCACAGTATATGGGCGGTACTTTATTTGCTAATGGTGGAGGACCAGCAGAAATAGCTGGTATTGCTGAGGGGGTTCCATTTACTTATCTACAAGAGTTAAAGAGTATGATAAGAAGACATAGATGGATAACTGAGGAAGCAATGCAGAGTGGAGAGGGTTCATATGCAAAGAGAAGACATGCTAGGGCAACAAGAGGACTTATAAAATATAAGGATCAATACCCTGCAGTTTTTGATGCGTTAAGTGCAGATGATAAAAAATATATTAATTCAGCGAATAATCCTTTAGTAAATGCTATTAAAAAGTCCTTATCTAAACCAAGGATTGCTGAACCAATTAAGTTACCAAGTACGCTGAACCTTACTTCTAATATATCAAAAGGAAATCAATCTAAATCAACCGGTATAGATGAACTTATAAAGAAAGAAAATCAATCTAAATTAAAAGATAGGACTTCTAATCAATTAATAAACAATCCTCCAGGTAGTCATGGTAAGTCTTCTATGATGAAGTTACCACCTCTTACACCTTCTTCATCTGCTGATGGAGGTACTTCTTCAGGTGGTGCTGTACCTACTGAACCTATGTTCTCTCCACATGATAAGAGTAATCATTATACTCTTTTGAATGCATCGATGTGTAATATATTGGGTAGTAAGTGATGTTGGTACCACTATTGGGTGCTGCTAAAGGAGCATTAACAAAACCAAAGGCAAAGAAACAAGATGTAAAGATTGATCCTGCAAAATTTTCTGGTAAGGTTGAGGGATATAAAGCAAAGGTAAAGGGTAAGTCTCGTCCTACTACTGTTAAACCTGTAGCACCTAAGGTAGTTAATATTAATGTGGAACGTGAGAAGAAAACTGTAGTAACTGGACAAGATCCATTAATAAAACAGGTAGAACTTACTTATGTAAGAACGATACAAATTCAGCAGTTGTTGAGAGATAGAGCCAAACAGAAACAAAAAGATGAGAAGAAGAAATTAAATTGGTTCCAGAGATTATTCAGAAAGAATAGAGAAGAGGCACGTGAGAATCTTGCCCTTAAAGTTTTAGGTGGACTAGGTGGTGGTGTAATAAGTAAAGGGAAGGGTATTCTAGAAAGTATTATGGGTATCATTGGTACTCTCTTTGCTGGTTGGTTACTTCAGTTCATTCCTCAAATTGTTCAGGCAATACAAACGGGATTGGAATGGTTACGTAACTTAGGTGAGGCTCTTAAACCATATGTAACTCCGGTGTGGGATGCATTGAAGTGGCTGGCAGGTACTGCTGCTAAGTTCTTAGTGGATCCTGATGCTCTTGAGAAGGATTCTAATTCTTTCCTACAGAATCTTAACATACTTGATCAAAGACTTGGTGTAATTAAGAAAGCATTTGATTTGGTTGTTGCTGCTTGTTTATTCAGTGCAGCAATGCAGATATGGAAAAGTGTGGGTGGAATATTGGGTGGTATGTGGGATATGTTTAGGAATTTTAGAAAGTTGTGGAAGAGAATCTTTCCAAAACAAAAATTTACTTTAAAGAATGTAAAGAAACCTAATTACCAACAGTTAAAACTTGATTTAGGTAAGGTTACACCTAAGAAACCAAATGTGTTGCGGAGAGCATGGAATAGTGTTGCTAATAAGGTAAAGAATCTTAGACCAAAGAAGGGATGGATTCCAGAAGGATTAAAAAGACTTAAAATTCCTAAGGGTTTTGGTTTAGATAAACTTAAGAATGTACCTGGACTTAGGAGCGCAGGCCCTATTCTTCAGACTGCTCTTGCTTGGTTCCGATTTGAAGAAAGAAAACAAACTCAGAGTACAGGTAAAGCACTTACTGGTACTGCTGTAGAAACAATTGCTGGTATAAAAGGTTTTTCTCTGGCTGCTAATGCTACTCTTCCTGTGTCAGGTCCTCTGATGGCTGCTCCAGAACCTCTGAGTACTATTGCTGGTGCTTTATTATATACTGGAGCAGGACTTCTTGGTGCTAGTGGTTTGTCTTGGGCATCTGGGAAGGCATCCGATAAAATTTTTGATAAACTAGAGTCAGGAGCAACAGGACATAAGGAAGGTGGTAAGGTAGGAGCACTTACTGTAGACAAGGTTGATGATGAAGGAAGAGTGGAATCAGTAGAAAGACCAGGTGGTCTTAAATTAAATGAGAGACCAAGTATACAGGAACTTATAAAGAAAGAAAGTGAATCTAAATTAAAGGATAGTGATTTGATAGGACACTCTGCAATGTATGATAAACCTGCGGAGGTAGAATTTATACCCTTCCCTGTTTCTTCAGGTGGTTCAGCATCTGGTGAGAGTGGTAGCAG